AAATTTAATCGGAGACCCTAGAAGCGGTTTAGGCTATGACGAATTATTTGATATAATGGTAAAGAAACAACCTATTGATTTGGTGTTTGGTTACAAATCAACCATTTCAGCAGGTGGTGAAGCCTATGAAGCTCCTGAAGGTGGTTGGACTGTAAAACCGTCTGACGGTTACAAAGGACAGGCATTTATTACTTCACTTTCTTTAAATGCGCCTAATGGTGAAAATTCCACAATGTCAGTATCATTTACAGGTACTAGCGCATTAATTAAACTTAATGCCGATAAACCTTCAAGAATTGCACCACAGACACAGAAAGCATAATAATATACTTTTTCTTTTTTATAATCCTGTTTGGTTAATCTTTATAATAAGAAATCCAAACAGGATTTTTATTTGAATAAACAGAAATAAATATTGAAGTTATGACGATTAAAATAAACAATCAAGAATATAAGATAAAGCAGACAATTAAAGCGTTATTTCTATTTGAAGAAATCACAGGAAAGCAATTTGAGATAAAAACAACATTGGATAATTATTTGTATTTCTATTGCCTGTTATTGGCAAACAATAGTGATTTTATGGATTGGGATTCATTCATTGAATGTTTGGATAATGACCCAACTATATTAATTCAAATAACGCAAATGTTGAATCAGCAACAGAAGATAGAAAAGTTGTTGGATACAAATGAAACAGATGCAGACGGTAAAAAAAAAGATTAAATGTATCTGAATTATATTCTATTTTGGTTCTTCAATTTGGTTTAAATCCCTCCTATGTATTGAATGAAATACAACAATATGAAATTAAATCTTTAATGGATTTTGGTTATTACAAACACAAAGAACAATGGGAACAAACTAGGCTAATAAGTTATCTAATTGCGCAAACCAACTCAAAAAAGAAATTGAAGTTACAGGATATCATAAAATTCCAATGGGAAACAGATAATGAAAGTACGAAAATAACCAATGAAGAAATAAATGATTTATCAAAACAAGCACAAGAAATAGAAGCAATGTTTGCAGAAAATAAAGAAGATAACACCACAAACACAAATGGCAAATAATGATTATGTAGTACGTTTAACAGGTGATTCAAAAGGCTTGAATAATGCAGTAAAAAGCGCACAAACAGCACTTAATGACCTGGGAAAACAAAACCAAAGTTTAGATAGTATAAAAGATAGATTTGAAAAGATAAGCAAATCAACAGCCCCCCTAAACCGTAAAATCAGAGACGTTAAAAAAGCAATGGAAGATTTGGCGGTTAGTGGTGCAACAGCCACAACAGAAGGAAAAGAAATGTGGCAGAAGTTGGCAAACGAAGCAAAGAAATACGATGAAACATTAAAGAAAATACAACAGGATACTAAAAGCGTTGGAAGTGAATCAGCCTCCGTTGGAAAAGGTGGTTTAGATATTAAAAGCATTGGAACAGGTTTAGCAGATAAAGCAGGGTTAGGCGGTGTTACTTCTTCATTGGGTGGTTTGGCAGCAATGGCAAACCCTGCAACCATTGCGATTGCAGCAGTAGGCGGTACAATGATAGCAGCAGGGAAAGCAGCAGCAGATTTTGAAGTACATTTAGATTCACTTCAAGCACTTACAGGATTAAGCAATGAGGCAATGAAGGGGGTGTCTGATACGGCATTGGATATGTCTAGAAAATTTGGTATCAGTGCAGGCGAAATTACCGATGCAATGGGTTTGATTGGTTCACAAGCACCCGAATTATTAAAAGATGCTGATGCACTTGCCTATGTAACTGATGCTGCAATGACACTTGCCAAAGCAGGAAGTATTTCAGCAGAAGCAGCAGGATCCGCAATTACAACGGTAGTTAATCAAATGGGGGTACTTCCATCTGAAGCAATGAATATTGCAAACGCATTGGAAGCAGCAGAACAGCAGGGTTCAGCATCCGTTGAATATCTAAATACAGCATTTGAAAAGTCGGGTACAATGGCAAAACAGGCTGGAATGTCTTATGTAGATTTGGCAGCGATGGTTGAAACAGTAGCACCAAAATTTTCAAGTGCTGATGTTGCAGGTTCACAATTAAGTAGTACCCTTTTGAAATTGTCAATGGGTGCTGATGAGTTCAACCCCGCAGTTGTTGGTATGTCTCAAGCATTGGAAAATATGGCAAACGCACAACTAACCAACGAGCAATTATCTAAAATGGTTGGTGAAGCAAATATTACAATGATTAAAACAATGATAGAAGGCAAATCTGCATTTGATGGTTTTTCTTCTTCATTGAGTGGAACAAATGCGGCCGTTGATTCTTTCCAAACAAAAACTGAGAACTTTTCGGGAGCCATTGACAGATTAAAAGCAAATTGGGATGCCTTTTTAATCACGCTAGGACAATCGGGACTGATACAAGGTATTGCAGATAACATTATGTTGGTAATGGATGCACTTAATAGTGTTATGCAAGCACTGGGCGATGTAATAAAAGCATTTGAAGATTTTGGAACTGTTGGCGATAGTGCATTAAATCCTTTGAAATGGCAATTAGAATTAGTTGTAAAAGTAATTCAAGGTATTGGAATAGCATTACAGATTATTGTAAAAATTGCTGCAAAGGTATTTAACAGTATGAAAGATGCAGCATTTGCAGCAGCTGATTGGATTGGTGAAAAATGGACAGCACTAAAAAATGTACTTGGTGATACAGCATTCGGCAAACTTGTAATCAACACATTTGATAAGATAATGCAAGTTGTTGCAAAGGTGGTGAACAAGGTTAAAGAATGGTGGAATTCAATGTTGGATTTTCTTGGCATTGAAGGAGGACACTTTGAAGTAGCAGTTGCACCCAAAATTGATGCAAGTGTTGAAGGTGGTAATAAATCAACCAATACTGTTAAAGGTGTTAATGGTGGCAATATATCAGCAGGAAACGCAAATGTAAAAGGTGGTGGAAGTGGTACAGGTGGAAGCACAGGAAAAGCCACTACAAAAGCCACAGAGCCGAAATTTGAAGATGGTAGTATCAAAGCACTTCAAGAGCAAATAACAGCCTTAAACAACGAATTAAATAATACCGTTGTAAGTGATGAAAGATTAAAAGAAATACTATCTGAAAAAGAAGCCATTGAAGAACAGATTAATTCATTGAAAATAAGAAATGGATTAATGAAAGCACCTGTTGAAAATAAAAAATCAGACCTAGAACAAAACAGGGAAAAATATAACAAAGTAAATCAATCCATCAATCAAGTTAAAGCAGATTTTAAGATTGGATTGATTAATAAAGACGAAGCAGAAGCAGCCATTGCAGAAGCAAATGCAGTATTAGAAGAAATTGGTTTAAAACCGATGGAATTGCACGTTAATTCAGATGGTTCAATTACAACCGTATCGGAAGAAATTGCAATAGCACAAGAGCAACTACAATCCTATATGGACGAAATGGAAAATATGAGTTCACAAATAGGTA